CGCCTGAACAAAGCCCGCTCCGGTCCCCGGACGGCGCACCCCTTGGCTATGTAGCTCAGCCGGTTAGAGCACAGCACTCATAATGCTGGGGTCGGTGGTTCGAGTCCACCCATAGCCACCATTCCTTCTTATCGTGTCTTCTCAAGCTTTCTCGCACATCGCTTGAAAGCCGCATTCCTATGCGGTTTTTGCTCTATCTGTCTTCTCATCTGTTGTCACGAAACCGCACTAAAGCGCACGTCGCTTGGTGGTATTTGTGGTGGTACATTTTCTTGCGAACCAGGCATCGCGGCGGATGTACCACCACGATGGTTGTCGGTGCAGAGGAGAATTGGGATGACGGAACTGACTGCGTTGGCAGTTCGCAACGCAAAGGCTCGCGACAAGAGCTACAGAGTCGCAGCCGGCAAGCCGTGTTGAACAATCTCTCCCTTGAACCCCATTCGAGCAAATGCTGCATTGATCGTGTTTTCTGACATAGGGCGCTTAGCGCTCCGCTCCCCAGGGAACACAAAACGGCCAGCGCCAGTGAGGTTGTGCAAGTCCTTGAGGATGGTCATGGCTTGTCGGCTAAGTGGCACAACGTGCGCCTCGGCGATCATCTTTTGAGCCTTGCGAGCTTTGAGGCGACTACCAGGTACCAGCCATTCACCCTTGAGCAAATCAAACTCTGCCCATTCAGCCCAACGCAACTCACCAGGCCTGGTAAAAACCATAGGAGCGAGCTTCAATGCTGCACGGGTGATGTACGTGCCGGTATAGGCATCAATTGCACGGAGCAATTCTCCTATGCGATCGGGATCGGTGATCGTTGGAAAGTTGCGCTTCAACGGCAACGGCAGCGCTCCTTGCAGATCAGCTGCCCAATCTCGCTCAACACGACCATCAATCATTGCGTACCGAAAGATTTGGCTTAGGTGCCGTCGTATCCGGTGCGCCGTTTCTAGGGTGCCCCTCTCAGCGATACGTTTGAGTACCGCCAACAACTCAAGCGCCGTAATGCTGTTAATGGGGCGATCGCCGAGCCAAGGAAATACATCGTTTTCCAGCCGCAGGATGATCTTGGCCGTATATGTTTCCGCCCACTCCCGTCGCTTAAGCTCAATCCACTCCAAGGCGACCGCTTTAAGGCTGTTCTCGGTCGATAGCTGCTGGGTGATTTTCTGGATTCTTCGCTGCGCGCTTGGGTCGACTCCGCTCGCCAACAATTTCCGGGCGTCATCAGCCGCATCACGCGCCGCCGCCAAGCTGACGTCGGGGAATACTCCCAATCCCAGCATCTTTTGCTTACCGGCATAGCGGTATTTCAGGCGCCAATACTTCGCCCCGGTTGGCTCCACCTGCAAATACAGCCCCTTGCGCCACATGGCTAGCACGGCGTTGAACGAAGCCGGATGGGGAGAAGACGCTATCGAGCGGCAACTTGCGCATAAAGATAAAAACGCCATCCGCGACATTTACAACAAAGCGCAATATCTAAAAGAACGTAGGGAAATGATGCAGGCCTGGGCTGACTATCTCGACAAGTTAAAGAATGGCAACGCGATGCCTTGGACAGCAGATCTGGAGGCAGCGTAATCGGGCGACCAGTCGACATGGTCGCCCGTTAACACGTTCTTACTCGCCGCTAAGCAATCGCAGCAACAGGTCAGCGCGAGCCTTGAGGTCTGCGCTGATTACATCCAGAAGCTGATAGGTGGCATCCGGGTGTAACACGTTTCGCCGCATGCCTTCGGCGATGCCCGTGGATGCCACATCGAGCGCATCGATGCGCTGACGTAAGGCTTCCACGTGACGAATCAACTCCGCGGCGGGCGTGATCAATTCCGTAAGATGGTGAGCCATCAAGATCATGGTGTTTTCCCTGTTTTGACTAATCTGTGGGACAGCTCGGCGGCGCGACATGCCGAGTTTGTTTTCGCAAAAAAATGGCGCGCCAGAATATCAGTCAACGCACCACAGACAAGTCATTTCAGGCCACGCCAGTCTTCTGCTGCACGATCACGTTTGCTTCGTACATTCGTGCATCAATCGTGCACGTTCGACGCTGCGCGCTCTCGACGAAACACCCAGCACTTCACCGATGCACCGCGACCTTCCACGATACGGATGCCGCTGTTAACGGTGCGATAGGCGACAAACTTGCGCGCACGACTCTCGGGAAGCAGCCGCTTCAACTCGCCGTGCGCCGGCACGCGCAACCCAAACTGCGTCGCGCGGCTTTGAAACTCCGGCAAATTCACCGCGATCAAGTCATCGTCCCGGCTGTGATTGAGCTTCTCGCCCTGGTCGGTGTCGTTGAGGTGATCGAACAGTTCCCAGAACTCCTGCACGACCGGGTGATCAGCGTTTATGGCCTGCTGCCGGTCCACCGCCATCTGCGTGAGCAGGTCGAACGCCGCGCGCTTTTGCTCGGCAGTGATCGGCACGACGTGTTCCAGCGCATCCACGAGTGCCATGATCTGCGCGTGGTTCTTGCAGATGCGTACGCTCTTGAGGTTCGGGTGTGCCTTGAGCATGGCCTCGTAGCCTGGCGCAAATTCCGCCATGGTGGCCAGAACCTTTTTCTCGCGCCGCACGGCAGCCAGGATGAACCCGCTCACCTGTTCGATCGGCCAGTTTTCCAGCGCCTTGCCCGAAAGGCTGCCTTCGGCGCTGTGACCGCTCTTGTCGAACTTCAAGTGCACAATGCGTTGCAGCACTGCATCGCTGGCATCCACCACGGCGTTCTGGCTGATCACCACGCTGCCGCGGAACGGTGGTTCGTAGGTTTCGTTGCCGGCACTCTTGAGGCCACGTGCGCGGCCGATACGCCCGTTGTAGAGGGGCTTCAACTCGTCCCAGTCGAACTGCTTGGCATGCAGTTTGTCGGAACCGTTGGAGCGATCCGCTTCGATCATGACCATGGGGAGGTTGCCCACCTGGCCAAACGTGCGCGTGCGGCCGGCGAGCGTGCTCTTGGTGGGATCGATGCCTTCGTGCTCCGGACGTCCGAGCAGCTTCCACAGGAATTCCAGCAGCGTGGTCTTGCCGGCGCCGGCTTCGCCGATGACTTCCAGGAAGGGGTAGCTCTTGTCGCGCGCGCGGATCTGCTCGGCGAACAGACTCCCCAGCCAGAAGGCCAACGTCACCAGGCCTTTTACGCCGAAGGCAGTCCACAGATGCGTGAACCACGCATCCGTGTAGTCGGCGCGGCTGGTGTTGATCTCCAGCTTCATCGACTGCAGCAGGCTTTTAATGTTGAGCTTGCCGATTTCGAAGTAGTCCTCGCTGTTGAGCTCATATAGCGCGCCGTCCTTCACCGCGACATCGCCCAGCACGTAGGTGCCGTGCTCCTTGCTGTAGCCGATGAAGTCGATCGTATCGACCGTCTTGATGCCGGCGAGCTGGTCCTCCATCAGGCGCATCAACTGCTGCGTGTTGCCGGTGAACAAGCCGCCCGGGCAGATGCTGGCCAGTCGTTTGCCAAACTCGGCTGCCGCCATGATCTGGCCACCGGTAAAGGTGTTTTTGACCGCCGGGCGGTCGTCGGGCTGATTCACGCGGAAGTAGTACCAGCTCTCGTCCGTGATGTCGTTGCGCTGGTAATACAGCGCGCGCGGGTAACAGGTGCTGATCGGCGTAACCGCGTTGCACTCCTGCAATGCTGCGTCTTTGATCTCGTCTTCGCTGAGGCCGTTATCCTTGTCTTCGAGCGTCTCACGCGCCTTGGCGTATTTGCCGAGGTCCAGCTTGAACCACCATAGCCGGTTGCCAAACTCGAACGGGAACTCGGCCTTGTTCGCGCGGTTGTAGATGAGCAGCGCCTTTTCGCTCGGCGTGCGCGCGATCAACAGCGCGCCTTCGTGCAGGTAGTCCTTGAGGTGCTCTGGGTTCAACCGGTCGCGTTGATGCAGGTCGTTCCAGTCGATCTTGCCGCGACCGTTCTGCTTGATCTGGGCCGCCTTGCAGTCCCAGCCTTGCTGGCGGGCCTGTTTCACCCATTTGCGGGTATAGCGCTGGCCGGCCCCGTCATTGTCGACGCCATCCGTGTCGAGCGCCCATACGAGCGTGGGCCGGCGTCCGGCGCGCAGCGTCGCCAGTTGCTCCAGCGCGCGGTGCGGGTAGTTGTTGCAGGAGAGTGCTGCCACGGCCGGAAGGCCGTGCAGCCACAATGCGATGGCGTCGAAGATGCCCTCGACGATCCAGACTTCGTCCACCGCCGAGAGATCCAGCTTCGGCGGTGCCCACCAATGACCGGCATGCTGGCTGCCGTAATTGAAGCGCGCTTTCTTCTTGCCGAACCGTTGCGGCCGATCGATCAAGCGCTCCCAGTAACCGCCACCGGGCAGCGCAAACCGGACCGTCGCCGTGCTGGCGTCCAGCTCGCGATCGACATAGCTTTCCTGCGTATAGCAGCCGCGCAAGCGCGCGATATCAAAGCCACGCGCGTGGGTGAGGTAGGCATCGGCCGCGGCATGCGGGTGCGTCTCGGTGACCTGGAAGCGCTCCGACCAACTCTCAAAGAGGTCGGCGTACAGATCCTTGACGTGCCCGTCCCAGCCGCATTTGTTCTCGCGGCCGCACCGCACCACCCATGGATGCTCCGCATTGGCGTAGAGCTCCTTCTTGCCGCAGTGGGGGCAGCGGCCTTCCTGCAGCCATTTGCCCTCCTTGTCCTTGAACGCATAGTCCCGGAGCAAACGCTGGGTGATGTCCTGGTGCAGCGTTGTGTTCATACGCCCTCGCCGCGTGCTGCGATCCAGGCGTTGATGGCACTCTCGCGCCATCCCACCGCTTTGCTGCCCAGTTGGACGGCGCGCGGGAAATCACCGCTCGCCATCTGCCGATAGATCGTGGCGGTCGACAGACCGCACCGCTCCCGCACCCGCGGCAGGCGCAGGATGCGATCGTGCGGCGCCGGTGTGGCCAGCGCGGGCTGCTCGGCGGTCCCGCTCACGGTTCGGCTCCCGCTGACGGAGGCGCGTCCTGCTGTGCCTGGACAGCGAGGTAGTGGTGCGCTGCGGCGATCAGCGCACTGCCGACGGCGATGGCCTGGTCGAGGGACAGGTAGATGCCGGCGGGGCCGGCATGCAGCGCCACCGGATGCCGCGTGTCCGTGAACGCGCTGGTGGTGATGTCGAGCTGGCCATCGGTCAGCGCGACAGTCGTGTGACTTGACAATGCAGGAACGAGTTGATTGCGCATGCTCGCCCTCAATGCGTTGTCGCCACGGTCTCGTGCCGCGCGGCATGCTCGCGGGCGAGACGAATCAGATCAGCCGCAGTGAAGGCCATGCGGGCGCGCGTTACCGGGTCCACCACGAACACGGCAAAGCTCGTGCTGTGGGTCAGATCGATGTGCGCTTTGGTAGCACGCGTATCGACCTCGCCCAGCGCCTGCAGCGCAATGATGTGCGCGCGTTCGACGGTGACGCCCTGCGCTTGAAGGTGCTGGGCGCAGCGCCCGATCAGGTAGTGGCGATCGTGTGCCAGGTGCTCGGCCTGGTGGGCGAGCAGGTACCAGCACGCCGCTCAGCGTGATGGTGTCCTCGCCCGGGCCGATGTATTGCCGCGCCTCGCGCGCACCGACGCGGCTGTTGCCCGGATGCCGCCAAGCAGTCGCGCGGCGCAGCTCGTGGTACGCCAGATCCGGCAGTTGAAACACGAATTGCCCCAGTGCCATCAGCATGCGCTACTCCGAATCGCTCAATCGCGAACGGCCCGCCGCGGCCTTGGCGCGCTCGCGGCGATCCAGCTCCGCGGACACGGCACGGGCCGTCGCGCGCGCATCGTCGCCGGGCGCCGCGTGCACGGTCACCGCGTAGGTGTTGGTGATGCTGCTGCCTGCGTTACCGGCCTTGAGCGGCGGACGGCTGTCGAAGGGGAGCGGTGATGGCGGCATCCGCCCATCGTTCCATTCCCACGTGCGCGGTTCGCGACCTGCCGTGGCGTCACCCTGGCCCAGCGCGGCCTTGAGCGCACGCCATTTGTCGAGCAACCCGTCAATCTTCTCGCTGATCCAGCGAAACGCCGTGGCGAAGGGTTGCTTGATCACCTCGGTGAGACTGCTCCAGTTCACCGTGATCCACCCGATGCACTCGCCGATCTTGGTGCCCAGCCAGATGAAGGCCTGCACCACTGACGTCACCGCAGTGACCACGCCGGCCAACACCCTGCCGAGCACACGGCCGAAGGTCGCGCCCTGCGTCGCGGCGCTAGTCAATTGCTCCGACGTCGCCTGGAAGGGTTCGAACAACGCGGCGAGCCAACGCCACACAACGCCCAGCGCGCCGGCGATCGCGTCCCACGCGGGGGCTAGGGGCGCCAGTGCAATGCCGAGCGTGGACAACGCGGGCAGCAACGCATCGCGCAGCCCCTGGCCGACGCCCACGACGAACGCCTTGATCGGCTGCCAATACTTCCAGACGACAATGCCTAGCGCGGCCACGGCAGCAACCAAGGCCAGCACCGGCCAGCTCACGCCCGTGATCGCGAGCATGGCCGCCCGCGCGCCGGTGGCCATCGTCGGAAACACGCTACGCGCGAGGCCACCCAGGCGGGTCATCAGGCCCACGCCCGCGGCGTCACCGCCAGCGGCGGCTGCGCCGCGCGCCATCGCACCCATCCGAAGGCGCCCGATGGCAAAGCGCAGCAGCGCGAACTGGCCGATCACACCGCCCAGCACCACCATCAGGCCGCCAGCGCTGACCATCAGCACGCCCAGGCCACCGGCCACCAGCGCCAGACCCTTGGCCAGGACGGGATGCTGCTGCGCTCCCTCCGTCAGCGTCTTCAACACCACGACCAGCTTGCGCAATCCCGCCACATACAGCGGCAGCACCTGGCGGCCAAGCGTGAGGTAGAGGTTGCGCTTCTCCGCTTCGAGATCCGCTTCCTGTCCGGCCGCGGTCTCCCCGGTCATGCGGTACGTATCATCCAGGCTGGCGAACTTGCCCGCGGCAGCAAGCTGCTTCTGGATGTTCGCGCGCTGCATGAACATGCCAGCAAAGAGGTCGCCACCCTTGCGCGCACTGAAGAGCGCATTGAGTTTGCTCACCACCTGGTCATCCGTGAGTTTCCCGGTCGGGTTAATGCGCGGGATGACCTCCGTCATCATGTAGTCGAAGGGGTTGCTCTCGTATAGCGCCTGGTTCTTGAGCGCGCCCGGCAACATCTTGGTGATGTGTCCGTTCTTGCCGTATTTCACCGCGTCCTTATTGACCAACCCCAATTGCGCGAGCGCTTCGGCAGTCTGCTGCGTGCTGCGCCCGGCTGCCCAGTTCTGGTAGGCCGACGCAAAGCCAGTACCGGCGCGCATGCCACCCATTTCCTGGATGGTATGCATGGCGCCGAAGAACAGCGCCTTCTCGTCCATCAGTTTGGCGGCTACGCCGCCGACCTTCATGGTTTCCAGGTAATCGGACGGTTTGACCAGGCCGCCGGAGCCCACGTACGCGCGACTCATCATGTCCAGCAGGTGCTGGAAGTCTTCGGGCGTCTTGGTGGCATTACGCAGCTCGCCGGTGCGGATCGCATCGATCAGCTGGTTGACCGTCTCCTGCCCGTGACCATTGCCCTCGCCGTGCTCGGCCATCAGTGCTTCGAAGGTGTACTTGGCCTTCAGCAACGCGGGCGCGACCTGCACGGCCTCGTGCATATCGCGAAAGATGGAATTCGCGTCCTTGACGATTTCCAGCTTGTCGTTGATGGCGCTGCCGCGGGTGGTGTCGCTGCGCACGAAGCGTTCCGCCTGCGCAATATCGGCATCGCTCACGCCCTGCGCACGCAACTGCGCCAAGTGGGTCTGGTAAACCTTCGCTTCGTGCAGGGCGGGCTGGACCTGCGCGATCAGGTGTTGGCCCGTTTGCAGCGTGGCGTAGCCGGCGATCGAGAGGTTCGCACCGGTCGCCTGGCCGCGCGCCAGACGCTCGCGCAACGCCACCAGCTGCTGCGCCTGCACGCCTTGGGCGCGCAGTGCGGCCGTCTGCTGTTCCATCGTGCGCGTGGCGGCGGCCGCTTGGGTGCGCAACCGCGCTTCGGCGGCGCCCAGGTTGCGCGTATCCACCCCGGCGGCGGCAAGCCCTTCGCGTAGCTGCTGCAGCGTGCGAAGCTGCTCGGCCTGCTGCGCCTTGAGATCGCGTGCCTCGGTGGTCAGGCGCTTGAACTGGCGGGACAGCGCCGCGGCAGGTTTGTCGCTCTCACGCATTTCACGCGCCACGGTGCGGATGCGCGCCTGCAGATCTTTCATGCGCGCGGTGGTATCTCGCGTGCCCTGCTTGAGCGCACGAAACTCGCCGGCCTTCTTCTGCACGGCATCCAACTGGCGCAGGGTGTCGCGCGTTTTCTTGAGTTGCTCGGCCGCGGCCTTGCTGGCTTCCTGCACCTTCTTGAGGGGCGCGGTGGCCTTATCCAGGGTCTGCAGCAGCACCGACAACTTGAGATCCACGCATCACTCCGTACCGTTGCGTTGCCGGGCGCGCTCGCGCCAGGCCATCAGTTCATCCAGCTCGAAATCGGCCATCGCGGTGGGTGGCCAGTGGAACACCACTGCGATGTCCGCCATCACGTCCTCTACGCAGTAAGGAACGCCGCTTTCTGCGAAGGCAGCAAAAAACCGACGATCTCCGCGCCAAGCTTCATGAGATCGCTGGGGTCGAGACTTTCCACGTCGGCGCCGGTGAGCGTAGGCAGCGAGACGCGCGGCAGTACCTTGATGAGGGCTGCCACATCCAACTGTGCGAGGTCGGACAGATTGACGCCGCGCAGCTCGCCGGATTTGGGGCGGCGTAGCTCCACGGACGCGATGGTCTGCGCGCCGCGTACAAGCGGCGTGTCCAGCGTGACGGTGACCAGGCCGGCCGATGCGGTGGTGGGAAGGTCGTGGGTGAGGGTCATGATGCACTCCAGGCAAAACGTGAGAAACGCCCGCCGAACGCGGCGGGCAAAGAAGGAAGTCGCAGAGCAGCTCAAACGCCGAGCGCGCGGCGCTGCTCGGCGAGGCGGTCGATACCACCCACGTTGAACACGAAGTTGAGCGGATCGATCTCGATCAACACCTCGCCGTTCACGGTGAGCTTGTAGTAGGCGCAGCTCGTCGTGAACTTGTGCTGGGTGTTGTCGGCCGGTTTGGCGGTGCCGAAGTCGATTTCTTTGTGGCGGCCGCGCACCACGACTTCGACGGCGTCCGTGGCGCCGGTGTCGTCGCGCTGATACGCACCAGCAAAACGCAGCAGGCAGCCGACGGCGCTGGTCACCCCGAACTGCTTGAGCGCATCGATGAGGAGGCCGCCGGCCGTCCATTCGAGTGCGATCGGCTCGCCGCCGAGATCGGCCTCGACGCCGGTGTCCATGCCGCCGCCGCGCCACTCTTCCATCTTGCGGCTGAGCTTCGGTAACGTGATCTCGGCGATCTGGCCGAGGTAGTTGTTGCCGGTGTTGAACAGGTTGAAATTCTTGAGCTTGCGCGGCAGGGCCATGCGGGCATTCCTTCAAAGGGCAAAGATCAGGCGTTGATCGAGGCAGCGAAATCGACGAGGTAGCGATCGGTGATGCGCTGGCGCAGCTGCAGGTCTTCCAGTGGCGGCATCGGCATCGACGGCACCGGCATCGGCGCGGCCGTGCATCAGTTGGTGATCCAGTTCTTCCCGCTCGCGCGGAAGATTGTGTATTCGCCCGATGCCAAAGCGCAGATGGTGATGAAGGCGCAAAACGTGATCGGCAAGGGGCGATTGGAGTTCGACGCCGGCTGGACGGATCTCGCCCAATCCTTCATGGCCATCCGCAAGATGCTCAGCCACAGCGGTCGACAAGTGACCTACACCGCCGGCCGTACCGAAGACACGGGCCACGCGGATCTCGCGTGGGCCTGCATGCATGCCCTGATCAACGAACCCCTGGAAGGCGCCACGGCGCGCAATACCAGTTTGCTGGAGATTTTCTGATGAGTGAGTCCGTAACGATCCCGCGTGTGGAAGCGTTTGCATTTGGCGATCCGACCCCCGTGCTCGACGGGCGTGAGGTGCTGGAGTACATGGAGGCGTGGCGTAACGGAAAGTGGTACGAGCCGCCGGTGTCGCTGGAAGGATTGGCGCGCTCGTTTCGTGCGACACCGCATCATTCGTCGGCGATCTATGTGAAACGGAACATTCTGGTGTCGTCGTTCAAGCCGCATCGGTTACTGAGCCGCGAGGCGTTTGCGCGTTACGTGCTCGACTACCTGGTGTTCGGGAACAGTTACCTGGAAGCACCCAAGAATCGATTGGGCAAGCTGCAGCCGCTGCAGCCGACACTGGCGAAATACATGCGTCGTGGATGCGATGATCTGGACACCTATTTCATGGTGAAAGGATGGAAGACCGAGTACGAGTTCGCGCCGG